AAGTTTGGTCAGAAAGGTGTAAAAACTAATCAAACTGCAGGACAACGAGAGGCATTCAAGTCTCGCCACGCAAAAAATATCAAAAAGGGTAAGATGTCTGCAGCATACTGGGCTGATAAAGTAAAGTGGTCTCCCTCTAAAACTAAATCCCCTTCTAAGAAGTGGGTGAAAGGTTCATAATGTGGATAGGGATAATGCTCGTCTGTTTTGATCCTATGGCATTGTCCTGTAAGATCATAGCAAAACCAGAGCCATTTTATACTGAGCAGTCTTGTTTAGAAGAAGCAGAAAAGATTGCTTCTACGATAAGACAAGGTGGTGCTTATGCTACACCACACTGCCACAAAGTTGAAGGAAGTAGTGCGTAATGCCTGTTCAAAAAGTAAAAGGTGGTTATCGCTGGGGTAAGACTGGTAAAGTCTACAAGACTAAAGCTTCTGCTGAAAGACAAGGTAGAGCTATACATGCTAGCGGTTACAGCAAGGGTGGATCAACAGTAAATGCTGCAGGTAACTATACCAAACCAACTATGCGTAAGAACCTCGTGGCAAAAGTTAAGGCAGGTTCAAAAGGCGGCAAGCCTGGACAATGGTCTGCGAGAAAAGCCCAGATGGTTGCAAAACAATATAAAGCAAAAGGCGGGGGCTATAAAACATGAAGGCTCCCCAAAAGTCATTAAAGAAATGGACAAAGCAGAAGTGGCGCACAAAGAGTGGCAAGCCTAGTGCTAAGACTGGAGAACGGTACTTACCCGAGGCAGCAATTAAATCTTTGTCGTCTGCAGAGTATGCAGCCACCACTAAAGCAAAACGTGAAGGTACAAAGGCTGGCAAGCAGTTTGTAAAACAGCCGAAGAGTATAGCAAAGAAAACAGCAAAGTTTAGAGCAGCAGAGGGTGGCATGGCTAAAGGTAAAACTAAATGTCCTAAGTGTAAAGGGGCAGGATGTTCTCATTGTGGTGGTAAAGGTTATCACACATCAACGAGTTCAGGATATAAACATGGTGGTCTAGTACATAGTACTGGCAAAATGAATACAGGCATTAGAGGATGTGGAGATAAATAATGGCTAAAGAATATAAAACAATTGCAGCTGCACAAAAAGCAGGATCAATGTACTTTACTGGTAAAGACGGCAAAAAGAAACTTGCTGTTACCAAAGAACAACTAGACGCTTGGAAAAAGCGTAACAAAGGTAAGTTTACAGGTTCAGCACTTACTGCTTGGGCCAATGCTAAAGGTAAAGACATCGGTGGTTCTAGTAAACGTGACTCTTCTCCACGTCCTAAGCTACGCCCAGGTTCAGATTCTGCAGGTCCAGGAATGGGTGTAATGACTAAATCTGAAAAGACTGAAGTTGATGCAGCTAACAAAAGAAATCAAGAAGCTAGAGAAGAAAAGGCTGGTACAAAGAAACGTACATCTGCTGGACAAAAGTTTAATTCTTGGTACGACAAGAATGGTAGCAAGTACGGCACCATGAAAGAAGCTATGGAAGCTTACCAAGGAACACTTAAGTCAGGTAACTCTAAAGGTGGTATGGCTAAGAAAAAATCAGGCTACTCTAAGGGTGGCATGGTTGATATGAGAAAGACAGGGTTGTTTAGATGAGATTAGAAGGCGACAAGGTAATTGGTCCTCGTGGCGATGTCTTAGCTGAGAAAGTCTACGGAGAATGGCAGACAAAGGATGCTGCCGTTCTCGACTTTATTGCTAGTCAAGATAAACCAAAGAAAAAGAAAGCCCCTAAGAAAAAGGCTGAAGTGAAAGAAGAGTTAGTAATGGAACGTGCTCGTGATGAAAACGGACACTTCATTGCTGATGATCCTGACACTGAAGTAAATGAAGCTTGGGTAGTTAAAACAATTAAAAAAGCTGTTAAAGGTAAAAAATAATGTCATTAGTACAGCAGGGTAAGTCAGCACGAAAGAAGTCTGTGTATGGTCACAACACTGGTACATCCACAGAGGTTGTATATACTTGCCCTGCTAACTGTGTTGCAGAGGTAACGTTTATCCACGTACATAACTCTACAGGTAATACTAATATTGAGATAGAGTGGTATGTAGCAGCGGATAACTACACATCACACTTTATCGAAGGTAAGAACTTAGGTGCGGCAGAATGGTTGCAGTTTCCAGATATTGAACTTGTACTGCAACCTGGTGACAAGATTCAGATAACGCCTGATACTGCTGCACACATTGATACCATCCTTACTGTAACAGAAACCTTTGTCCCTGTGGGATAACGGGGTTGCAATATTATCAATAGTATAGTATAACTATGTGTGTATAACTAGTCTCCGTAAGCTGCATAAGTGCAGCAATATATGGAGACAACAATGAGAAAATTTTTTGAAAGACTAATCGAAGCACGTCAACGTCAGGCTAATGCACGTATTGCAGAGATGCACTTGTGGAGAATGTCAGACCGTGAACTAAATGATTTAGGTATCGGACGTGGTGATATTAAAAGAGTAGTACACGAAGGTGTGAAGTGAGTTCTTTGGGAGGAGACTCGTGGACCCAGTTACAATTATTAGTGGGGCCACAGTCGCCTTCAACGCACTTAAAAAAGGCTTTGCCATTGGTAAAGACCTGCAGGACATGTCGAGCCAGCTAACTAAATGGGCTGGACACATGTCTGACTTAGGTCAAGCTGAAAAGCAAGTAAAGAATCCTCCGTGGTGGAAAACACTGGGTGGTTCTGTAGAAGCCGAAGCTATGGAAGTATTTGCAGCTAAACGTAAAGCTGAACAAATGCGTAAAGAGCTTAAGGACTACATTAGCTTTACTATGGGTCCATCTGCTTGGGATGAGCTTGTAGCTACAGAAGCTAAGATAAGAAAACAAAAGAAAGAACAAGAGTACCGTAAAGCTGAGATGCAAGAAGCTATAATCACTTGGACAGTTACAAGTTTACTTTTAGCATTAGGATTTGGTACTCTAGGTTTTATAATGTATATGGTGGCATAATGGCTAGAAACTTAACAGAAAAACAACAGAAGTTCCTTGATGTACTTTTTGAGGAAGCTGGGGGCAACCTAGTGACAGCTAAAAAGCTGGCTGGGTATGCAGATGCTGTAACTTCTAGACAAGTAGCAGAGCCACTTGCAGATGAGATTGCAGCACTGACTAAGAAGTTTATTGCTTCGTCTGCTACAAAAGCTGCATACTCTATGTTTGAAGTTATGAATAATCCAACAGATCTAGGAAATAAAGAAAAGATGGCAGCTGCAAAAGATGTTCTAGATCGTAGTGGCTTTACAAAGACAGAGAAAGTAGAAGTCTCTGCTGCAAGTCCACTGTTTATTCTGCCACAAAAAGATAATGAAGACGAATAAAACTTGGACGTTACCTAAGCCAGATTTTGTCGATGGTGAGTATGTCTGGAAACCTGTGGTAAGATTAGGTAGTCATGTACCATTTGGCTATAGACAAGACCCAGATGATCGTGATATACTATTACCAGTTCCAGAGGAACTAGAACTATTTGAGCTGGCTAAGAAACACCTTAGACGTTATAGCTACAGAGAAGTAGCTGGTTGGCTCAGTACACAATCTGGAAGATATATCTCCCACGTAGGTTTATACAAGAGAGTAAAACTTGAGCGAAAACGTAAGACAGAAGCTGCAACTCAACGCTACCTCGCCCAACGCTATAAAGAAGCCCTCGAAAAAGCGGAAAGGCTCGAAGGTAGGCTCCTCGGTCAAAAAGAGTACACCAGCTCAACCGAAGCCTGAAGAACTAGACTTTGAGCAGGTTGCACAAGAAGTTATATTTGAGCCAAACCCTGGTCCACAGACTAGCTTTTTGGCTGCAACTGAACAGGAGGTTCTTTATGGAGGTGCTGCTGGTGGAGGTAAATCATATGCAATGGTTGCCGACCCTGTACGCTACTTGGGGAACCCAAATGCGAGAATGCTTCTTGTGCGCCGTAGCACAGAAGAACTTAGAGAACTTATCTCGGTAAGTAAACAACTTTATCCCAAGGCTATCCCTGGAATCAAGTTTATGGAAAGGGATAAAACTTGGGTAGCTCCATCAGGTGCTACATTGTGGATGTCATATCTTGACAGAGATGATGACGTTATGAGATACCAAGGTCAGGCTTTTAACTGGATTGGCTTTGACGAACTTACACAGTGGCCTACACCTTATGCATGGAACTATATGAGGTCACGTCTCCGTACTACTAAGGCATCAGGATTGCCACTGTATATGAGAGCAACAAGCAACCCTGGTGGCCCAGGGCATCAGTGGGTAAAGAGAACATTCATTGACCCTCAGACTCCAAACAAGTCGTTCCATGCTACTGATGAAAACGGAGATGTGATCACTTGGCCGAAAGGGCATAGCAGAGAGGGTGAGCCTCTGTTCAAACGTAAGTTTATTCCAGCCACCCTTTTTGATAACCCTTACCTTTCGGACGATGGACTCTATGAAGCCAACCTTTTATCTTTGCCTGAACACCAACGAAGACAGCTGCTTGAAGGTGACTGGGATATTAACGAAGGAGCAGCTTTCCCAGAGTTTAACAGAAACATCCACGTTGTTGACCCATACGACATACCAAGCAACTGGATACGTTTTAGAGCTTGCGACTACGGTTATGGTTCCTACACTGGAGTTCTTTGGTTTACTGTAGTTCCTGGATCAGAGCAGTTAGTAGTCTACAGAGAACTGTATGTATCTAAAGTAACTGCTACAGACTTGGCAGATATTATCTTAGA